ACTACCTTCGGCTTGAAAGGTTGAGGTCGCATAGATGCGCGTAATGACCTTATCAGAATCACCCTTATCCTCAAAAGCTTTCAGATTGTGATGACTCGTTAAAATAACACCCTTATCGTTGCCACGGTGCTTCTTAACCATCAGCTGAAAGTTATCACGAACGAACTCACCTTCCCACATCCCAAGGAGGGAATGTTTCCCATCCATCAGAGCTTGGTAAAGTGTCAGGTCTTCATCAGACACATAGGTATGACGCTCCGTCACATCACTATCAAAGCTGAAAAGTCCCAAATCAGATGGACAAGCCTCAACCATTCTCATAAGAGCAGATTGACAAGTCGTATTAATCGCAGAAAAAGGCTTAACTTGGCGTTTCATCACATCATCAGAAATGTGATAACACTCAAGCTCTACCGTATCGTCCTGAATCTTTACCTGCTTAATACGAAAGAGCTGCTTTCCCAAATCTGGAGTTGGACACAAAATCAACTCATCTGCTCTAAGGGTTTCATGAACACCTGAATCTGTAATCGGATAAGTTAAGCGTAGCTGAAAGGTGCCATTCAGCACCTCTTCTACCGATGCACTCACCGTTTCAAATAATGGCTGACCATTCCATTTCGGTGTCTTTGTTTGACCATCAAGAAGGTATAACATCACACCCACCCCCAATTCGTCTCAAAGGTAAGCGATAAGATGCCACTACCTAAAATAACTCCGACAGACTGAGTAGGATGACTGGCATCAATCGTGATGAAATCGCCAGACCACTTAACAGCTTTCCCTGATAGGGTCTTAAAACTAGGGCGTTCTGGGTGATTAACCATTACGAGAGGCTCTGTAAATTTCTCAATGCGAATCACTTGGTCACCAACTGTAAAGGAAGTTTCTGACACCGATTGACCAGTGATAGTAATGGTAGGAAAAGCAAGGGCAGAACCTTGCGTTTTCAGTACGCCATTAGTGGTCAAAACTTGCCTATCCACGTTCTTAAAAAAGCGAGTTGGGTGACAGATAAAGGTCACATCAATCACAAACACATCATGGTCATCCTGCTTGATGTCAAAACTATCCGTACGGTAACACCAGAGTCTGGTGAGCTTAAGACGTTCACTTTCTAGCCAAAACCCTTCCTGCATCAAAAAGGCCGAAAACTCATTTACCTCTTTCTCACTCGCACCAATCAGATACAAGCGGTAAGACTTCTCAATCACTTCACGGTGCTTATTGGTTTGAACAATTGCCCCACTCAATCCACGATGGTCTAAGAGTTGCGTTTTAGACCGTGGTACTTGAATGTTCGGTCTATCTTCCACAAGAACTTTAAAAGGAAAAGACGAGGTGCCTTTTCTATTCAATACCAATTCATTATGCTTAATCACACCCTTCCTCCTCTCAGTAAGGCTTGTCGTGCCATTTCAGCAGCTAATCGACCAGCCACGTAATCGGCTAGTTTTTTCATATCCGCTTCTTCACGAATCACAACATCTGTGATATTGACTGTTATGGTTGTTCCCTTGTTAGGCATGGTAGCTGCGATGCTGCTACCAATACTGCCTAGAGTCTGGTTGTTAAGGGGCAAGACAGCTTCACGTCCTGCTTCTCCTCCAACCATCAGGCTATTGCCTGTCATACCAAATGCCGTTGGCTTGGTGAGAATCCCACCCTTGGCGTACCACTGAATAGAAATCTTAGGCAAGCCACCCTTCAACCAATCAAGGGGATTCGCAGAACCTGACACACTAAAGTGCGGAAGAGGAATATGCGGCCACTTAATCTTGAAGTTAAAGAGATTCTTAATGGCATTGATGGCTGAAGAGACCGCATTTTTTGCCCCATTGATAGCGTTTGTAATGGTAGATTTGACTCCATTCCAAACAAAAGACACTGTGCTTGAAATACCACTTAGGACACCTGAGATGGTTGCTTTCATCCCATTCCAGATAGAAGATACCGTTGAACCAATACTCGATAGAATGGAACTAATCGTTGATTTGATGCCATTCCAGACATTACTAACGACACCCTTGATACTATTGAGTAAGTTTGTCATGGTGCCTTTGATGCCATTCCAGGAATTGGAAATGAACTGCGCAATGGCACTTAGAACAATCGAAATCAGAGACTTGATGACTTCCCAAACCGTAGAGACGACCTGCTTGATAGTTTCCCAAGCACCTGACCAATCACCTGTGATAATCTGCATAACTGCCTTGATAATACCTAAGACAACATTGATGGCTGTTTCAACGACCACTTTGATGATATCCCAAGCTGTCGTGATAATCAGTTTGATATTCTCCCAACTGGCTTGAAGGTAAGGTGCAAGAATGGTCATGATGGTTTGAATGACTGTTGAAATAGCTGTCCAGACAGTATTTGTGGCATTAAGAATTAGCTGTTGGTTCTCTGTCCACCAAGTAATCAAGGTTCCCCATATCGACATGACAAAGCTTGATATCTGTTGGATAATGACAGTTAAAAAGGCATAGATGGCGTTCCAGATTTCTGTCACAGCTGTTCTAAACCCTTCGTGATGTTGCCAGAGTTGTTGAATCCCAACAACCAGTAAGGCAACAACGGCAATGACACCAAGAATAATCCCTACGATTGGAGCTGCTGCAGTTATCATCCCCATGATGGTGGTTCCCATAGCCATCGCGGCTGCTTGCAGGGCAATGAAAATCGGGAGGACTAAGCCAAGGGCTGCGACCAAACTTCCGACAATGACAATAAACTGCTTGACTGGCTCTGATAGCCCAGAAAACCAAGTGGCAACAGCTTGAAGCAAACTGGCGATCACCTCTAAGATAGGTGCTAGGGTTGCGGCAATAGCGTCTCCCATCTCAGCCATCGCTAACTTCGCTGTGTTTTGAGCAGTTGTAAACTTATCAACGGGATCAAGCGTCCCCTCATAGGTCTGAGTGACAATCCCAGCTGCCTTATCGGCTGTTCCTGCTAAATCTTCAAAAGATAAGGCCCCACGCTTGATGGCATCAACCATACGAGGAGCTGCTTTACTACCAAAGATTTCTGAGGCTAGAGAAAGAGCCTCTGTTTCACTCGTTGAGGTTTTAATTTGTTCAATGGTTCCAGCAAGTCCTTCTTGAAGCGTTAACCCATCACCCGCATACTTAACAGATGCCTTTGAGAGTGACGAAAGTGCTGCAGAAGAATCAACCCCTGCTTTTTCAAATTGTCCCATCAAGGTGATTCCCTCATCAAAGGAAAGGCCAAGGGCTTTAATTTGTGGTGATCCAGCTACTGCCTTGTCCATCAACTCTTGGACACCGACACCAGTTGACTGACTGGTATAAGTAACCGTGTCTAAGACACTTGATAAATCAGTCGCTTCAAGTCCATAGGCCTCAATCGCTTGTTTGGCTGAAATGGCAGAGCTGGTCACATCACTCCCATTGATTTCAGAAAACTGAATGAGTTGTGTTGCTGCAGATTTAAGAGCATCTCCTGTTAATCCAAATTGCGTATTCAACTCCCCTACGGCACTTCCTGCCGTGTTAAAATCTGTTGGCAGTTCAGTGGCTAGGGTTTTGGCGATGTCTGTCATCTCTTCAAGGGCAGAACCAGTTGCCCCAGTCTTGGTAACGATGATATCCATGCCCTCATCAACTTCAAGAAATGCGTCAAGCGATTGTTGACCGAAGTCAATCAACTTCTGTGATAACTCTCCCAGTTGGTCGCCAAACTCCATGAGAAGGTCAGCCTTTAAGAGGCTATTTGTCTCTTCTAAAGAAGCCTTGGAACTCGCAGAGCTAGATGCCAACTCCTCCATCTCATTTTGGAGATTGTTGTAAGCCGTCTTAGTCTCATTAAGAGTTTTCTCAAGCTTGTTAGCTTCAACCGAATTCTCACCATATTCGCTCTTTGTCAAAGAGAGCTGCTGTTCTAGATTATGTATCTGTTTCTCAAGGATTTCTGAATGAGAAGCAACCTTTTGTTGGGCAAGTGCTAACTTATCAGCCTCACTTGCAGTAGTTGCTAATGCTGATTCTTGTAGCTTAAAGGAACTTTGGAGTTTTTCACTTTCTGACACCAACTGTGCCTGCTCATTTTGGAGACGATTAAGTTTGGACTGATTGGTTTCAACCTGCGCTCCGTTTTCTGAGAGAGCTCTGTTAACACTTTCTAGCTTTGATTCATAGCCCTTTAAGACTGTTTGAGTACTCTCCACCTCACGTTGGAAGGCACGGTATTGGTCTGCACCGATGTTACCGGCCTTGAACTGAGCCTCGACTTGGGCTTGAGCTTGACGAAGCGTGGCGAGTTTCTCTTTAGTCGTCTCAACTTGTTTGGCTAAGACTTCCTGCTTCTGGGTCAAAAGAGTGACATTGCCAGTGTCAAACTTGAGTGCCTTGTCAATCTGACGCAGTTCTTTGGTGGCTTCAGAAGCCTGTTTATTCACACCCTTTAAGGCAGTTTGTAAGGGCTGGGTATCGCCACCAATCTCAATAGTAATCCCCTTAATGTTTCCTGCCATCGTCACTCCTCCCTCCATCAAGATACTAAGGGCGTCAAAAGCAAAGTAAAAATAGGAGATGGAAGAATGGTGCTTGCACTAAAGTCCATCTCTCTTTTTTACACAGCTTTTAGCCCGTGTTCAGTTCCTATCAAAAATTGTCAAAGTCTGCTTGGGTTGCTCTGCGAACTCCAGTCTCATCTCGACTTCTTAGCTCCACATAATCCGTCTGATAGTCAAGTGCCATGCCAATTGAGATATGCTTTAAATCGTCAATGGAAAGGCCAGTCTCCTTACAACAAGAGAGGTAGCTTTCTACCGTGAAGACTTCCTCGCTCGCTGTTTCGGAAGTTTCTGCTTTTTTCTGGTTGTCATCCCTTGGTTAAGCATGGACATTAAGACGGGGCCAACTTCCTGAAGAGGGAATTCCTCCATCGACATAAAGAAATCCTCGAAGGGCTTGATTCGAGGATTGGCTGACTTGGCAAAGACCCAAAAGAGACGGTGGAAAAAGGTCATGTCGAAGTCAGATAAAATAGACAAGTCAATCTGACTAGCCTTTAACTCTTCCCCTTCTTCCAATTGCTCAAGCTGAGCCATGATGGATTCCGCACTCAACATGTTAAAGAGGTCGTGGAAATAATCTTTTCCGAATTGCTCTTTATAAGCAATCGGTGTATAGGCGTTAGTGGCCAGGGGATATGTTTTTCCACTAATCGTGATATTTTGTCGCATGTTCTCCTCCTTTAAGCAGCTGGTTCAAAGACCGACTTAAACCAGTTCTCACGAATCTCATCACTGGTTTCTTCCGTTGTTCTGCGTCTCACCACCTTATCAAGTGGTCGTGGGCTTGCCGTAAAGGTCAACTCTACCTCATTGATATCAGAACCTGATTTGGTTTTAGACCCAACGGTAGGCCGTGACGCATAACAGTAATAAAGCACATGAAGCGTCTCTTTCTTGTCCCCTTCAAATCGGAACATGAGGGCGAAGTTTTTCTTCTCGCTATTCGCAATTTCTGAAATGGTATTGGTCGTCGCATCAAGTTGCTCGCCCAAAACACGAGTCAGAAACTCCTGATATAAGAGAGCTACCTTAAGCGTTCCCTCGTAACCGTCATTAGATTCAGTCGTGTAAAAGTTGATGTTATCTGCCTTATAAGAACCCTTGTCTCCGGTGGGTTCAAGGGTTAGTTCAGCTGCACCACGAAGACGTTCGACCTTGCCATAGGTTAAAGCTCCGTCAGCTCCCTCATTAGTGACTTCTGCCCAGTGGACGTCTTGTAGGCCAAAGGTGACCTTGTTTTTTTCTGCCATAGTTATCCTCCTAATAGTGTGATGGAATAAATGGTTTGGTAGAGTTTCTCATTAGTGATGTAAGTCTCTACCTTGTCAAAATAAAGACGGTGGGCATCAAGGACTGATTCCACCGTTTTTTCTGTTGCTAAATCTTTCTTAGTCGTGTAAAGCTCAATCTGTACGTTGATAGCTTTGTGATAAGCCCAGTTGTCTGCCCCAAGATTGTCTGAATCCGTAACTAGATAAACCATAAAAGGCGGACTTGGACTGTGCCCTTCCTCAAAATGGTGATAGGCTACTGGGAGTTTGGTCTTTTTTAGAACAGGAAAAAGCTCTTCAAATCTCATAAGCCACCTCACAGTTTCTGTCGCAATTTGTCTTCAAAAGACTGAATTGCCTTTTTTTCGACAGGTGAGATGTGCTTTCGTCCTTCAACCCGGCCACCATTTTGTTTAGCATGCCCATCTTCAAGGAGGTGCGTCAGTCCTGGCGTTCGGTTGTGAATGGCTTTGGTCAGAGCCGTATTGGTGTCAGTCGTTGCCTTACTCGTCCACCCTTTAGCATATTTCCCACGTCGCTTTGGGGAAGTAACCTTTAAGGTGTCAACGGCATCGTCTGTGACTTCCTCAACCACCTCACGCATGGTGTCCGTAGTGTCTTTGGCATAAGTCGTCAGATCCTTTTCGATGACAGAAGCTAAATCATCAAGTCCAATCTTAGTCATAAAGCTCCTCCTTGGTCGCAACGATATAAATCAAGCTTCGAGCCACAGTATCGCCATCAATGGACTCGATAGCGTAATACTGGTCACGAAAGTAAATCCGAGTCGTTAAAGAATTAAGAGCAAGAACAGCCTTATCGTAGCGTAGGGTAAACTGCACCTTGTTGTGAATCAGTTTTGTCGCACTCCCATCACTTTCAGTTAAAGCCAGAGGACGACAAGAACACCAACGCATAAAAAGGTCATCCCAAATGGCTGACTCGTTCCCGATATCGTCCTGCTTGAGTCGCTTTTCTTGAAAGACCAGCTGTTCTCTTAGAGGCGCAATCTTCATCAGAACACATCCTTCCTGTCAGCTAAAAGCAAATGGTAGAGAGTTTCCTTTAACTCTTTGTGATTGGCTTCTTCACGGTGTTCATAAAGATAGGCAACCCCATAGAGGATTGCCGTCTTTAGAACTTCTGAAGTGGAGCTCTCACGAAGAATATCTTCACAGATTTGGCGACTTGTTGCCATCAACTGCTCGATTAGATAGTCCTCCTCGCCATTTTCCACTTTCAGATAGAGCTTAACTTCTTCTAACGTCATCATGCCGTTTTACCTTTGATGGTCAAAGTCTTCACCGCTTCTGGTAGAACGAGTTTCCCATCCACACGCTGGCTGGCAAGAAAACCAATCTGACCATTGTTAGCGTAAAGCTCATTGAGACGTTTGAAGGTACGCCCTTGACGGTCCGCAATCCAGTAGTAAGAGAAATCACCAAAAGCAATAGCTTTGTTTCCTGCTTCTGGAAGTGGCGCAAAAGTTGACGTGTAGTAAGGACGGTTAAGAATCAGATCAGGTTGACCAGCTTGTGTAGACGGTTGCCAGATGTAATTGCCATTATTGTCCTTAAGCTTGCGGATAGCTTTTACTGTAGTGTCATGGAGAATCCAGACCGCATTCTTACGATAAGGAGCAGGAAGTGAGTGGTAAAGCTCAATCATGTCATCAAAGGTGACATCTTTGGTTGCGGTCGTTGGTCCTTCAACGTCTGCTTGCGTAAAGATACCTGTTGGTTTTTTAGAACCATCACCCACCAAGAATGATTTTTCTTCTTCTGTACCGATGCGGCGTGCAAACTCAGAAGTCATGTAAGATTCAAGGTCAAAGACAGAATCATTGAGCAATTCTTCAGAGATACGAATTGCTGTCCCAATCTTATGCGAATCAAGAGTCACTTGACCAAAAGTCTCATCCGTCTCTGGATAGAGCCCATTCTCGTCCATCCAAGAGGCAGACCCGTGACCCGTAACAACTGGAATCTTACGCTCACCACTAGAGGTTTTGATAACAGTTGCCAGGCTACGGAAAAAGTTTTCTTCCTGAAGCTCTTGTACCAATTTCTTCTCGTATTCATCAGGAACAAGGTGTCCGCCTTCTGTGTCTTCACCGACACGAAGAACATCCTTCACGTCATAGAAGTTACGCTTACGGACACTGGTCCAGAAAGTCTGGGTGTAGATGTCTGATGCCACACCTTTCTTTTCATCTTCTTTTTGGTTATCGACAATGACTGTTGGCTGCGTCGTTAGCGCTTGTGAGGTAGGTTGCGCCAGTTCAAGGTCAATCTTTTCTTGGCGCTCCAAGCGAGCAATTTCTTTATTGTAGAGCTCGATTTTAGCTTCCATTTCCTCATAGCGTTTGGAATCTTCATCCGATACCAAGCCGTCTTCAGAGCGAACAGTATCCAGAAAGGCTTTCGCTTGAGCCCAAGCAGCGTTACGTTTTTCTTTCAATTCAAGTAGTTTAGACATAGGTATTCTCCTTTTATTTCAATAGGTTCAATCGTTTTTCCAACTGATTGAAAGGGATCGTTTTCTGTGGTTTAGGCGGTTGAAGGCTCGCTTGCAGTTTCACCACCAAATCATGAGCAGCAGTCACTCTACTAAAGGTATAGCTATTTTGATAATCCTGCTCAGGTGTCTCCTCTTTCTCAAAGAGCACCTTATCCGCAAAACCAAGCTCCACGGCTTTCTTGACATTGAACCAAGATTCCGAATCCATAAGATGAGAAATCTTAGTTCTGGAAAGTCCAGTTCTAAGCTCATAGGCATTGATAATGGACTCCTTGATTTCACCAAGCATCTCAATGACCTTGGCCATATCTTTAGCTTCACCTTGTGCAAATGTCCATGGGTTATGAATCATCATCATGGCAACTGGACTCATGGAAACTGTTGTCCCTGCCATGGCGATGACACTGGCAGCACTCGCAGCTAGACCATCAATGATGACATGGACATCGCCCTGATAATCCATAAGCATGTTATAGATTTGAGCAGCCGCAAACACATCACCCCCTGGACTATTGATCCAGAGGGTGATGTCGCCTGTTTCTGAAGTCAAGTCATTCTTAAAGAGCTGCGGGGTGACTTCATCCCCAAACCAAGTCTCGTCCGCAATCTGTCCTTCAATCCGAAGGGTGCGAACTTCTCCTTCGTCAGTAAAATTCCAAAATTTACGCATCTTCTTCCTCCTCTGGTGGGTCTTCAGCTGGTTCCGTTTCTGTCGGTTGCTTCATGAAACCACCAGCATCTTTTAATTTGGTCATGTTGCCGTTAATCAAGTAAAGGTTTCCGCCTTCTTCATCAGATAACAAGTTCAAGTCTTCCAGCTCACGGATGTCGTTAGTCGAAAGCCATCCATTTTGCCGTGCGATGGCATAGCCATTCATACGGCTTTGGTAATCGCCACGAAGCAAACCGTCTACATTAAACTTGATAAGGTAACGTTTCTTTTCTTCGGGTAAAAAAAGAGACCTCTTAAAAGCCTGTTCTAAGCGAACCACCCAAGGGTCTAAGGTATATTTCACAAATTCAAGAGATTGTTGTTCGATATTTGAAAATGACGACTTCTCCAAATCACCAACCATATGTGGCGGAATGCGGTATAGCCGTGCAATCTCATTAATCTGAAACTTCCGTGTCTGAAGGAACTGAGCTTCCTCTGGTGGAATACCGACTTGGGTATACTTCATCCCTTCTTCAAGAACTGCCACTTTGTGAGCGTTTGTGACCCCATTATAAACGGCATTCCATGAATCACGGACTCTTTTAGGATCTTTAAGAATCCCTGGGTGCTCTAAGACACCACCTGGGTTAGCCCCATTTTTGAAGAAGGCTGCCCCATAGTTCTCAGTCGCAAGGGTCATCCCAATCACATTTTTAGCCATGGCAATAGGCGAATAACCAATCAAACCATCAAAGCCAAGACCAGGCACATGAAGGATATCCTCCTGCTTCAATAAAACTGTTCCTTTGTCTTTGAAGTTAGGATTCTCTTCAGTCTGTCGTTGGTATTTGTAGTAGAGTTTTCCTGAATCATCACGATGGACAGACATCTTGTCAGGTAAGAGCGGATAGAGGCTAATTACTCGTCCAGCCTTATCCCTGATGATCTGCACATAAGCATTTCCCCATATTAACAAGTGACTCATAATCGTCTCTCGAAAGATAAAAGAGGACATCTCTGGATTGGGTTCATCATGAAGCAGAAAGTATAAAGGATGATCGATTTTTTTCTTCTTCCCACTACTCGTCATCTCATAGACATGGATTGGTAGAGAGGCAACTGCTTCAGCTAAAATACGCACACAAGCGTAAACTGCCGTTGTCTGCATGGCCTTAAACTCATCCACATTCTCTCCACTCGTTGTCCGACCAAAAAGGTAGTAGAAATCCTGACCTTCATAACTATTTTGAGGCTTGTCTCTCGCCCTTTTTCTTCCAAGTAAATCAAGTAGTCCCATAAGCCCTCCTTATTTTTGGGTACGAAAAAAGCACCTCATTTTGAAGTGCTTTCGATATATTCTTACAAAACAGAGTATTCTCATTCAGCTAATTCTTTAAAGGCATCAAGATGGCGTGATAATACTGAATTCGCAACCTTATCCAATGTTGCCTGCTCAACAACTGTTGTCTCCTGCTCATCACTACTTAAACTTTGGTAATCCGCTGATAGTTTGCTATCTAGTGGACTTAATACCAAAGTTCCATCACTTGATTGATAAAGATTAAACTCCTGACCCTCTTGAATGCCAAATTGGTCAGGTATCGGAAGATAGATATCATCACCTATTTGTATCGTCTTAACGAGTTCCATAAATCACAACCTCACTTTACCAATTATCCATATGACGAGACCCATAGACTACAGCAACTATAATCACTTCATCTTCCAGAACATGATATATAATACGATACTTTTTGACAATCAGTTGTCTGAAGGTGTAACCTTTTCCGACTAAATCCTCAATGATGGAACAACGCTCAGGAAAAATGGATAGGGATAACATTGCCTGAGATATCTTCTCAAGGAGATTATCCGCTGCCTGTGGTGCACAGAGTTCGTCACGAACATAGTGATAAATGCTCAGCAAATCTGCTTTAGCATCATCCGAAATGGTAACCTGATACTCTTTCATTAAGCATTTTCCTTAAATTGAGATAGAAATTCTCTGACATCCTGACGTTTACCACCTTTAGCATCTTCAAAGCTAGTGATCAGTTTATCGTAAAACTCCTCCTGACTCATATAATCGACATTAACTCGTTGAGGTGCTTCAGCCAGAGAAACATCAAATGGGATGCCACCAGTCAAAATAATCTGATTCAAAAACATATCAATCGCAGTTGACATGGGAATACCCAAGCGTTTCAATATCTCGTCTGCTGCACTTTTTACTGAATCATCAACTCGTAAATTTAAAGTTCCTGTTTTAGCCATGGCAATCCTCCTTATTATGTAACGACATTGTATCACATTTTGTGTATTGCCTCAACTAAAAGCTCAATAGCCCCCGCTCATCATAGACACTTGTTCCATTACCTTGATGGCGAATACAACGGTCAAGTCCCATGATAAGAGCCACAATACCGTCAATCTTCTCGACTGACTTTTCCTTATCTGGCTTGATGTTACCAGCAGGGTCTTGTCGCATGACCACGTTTTGTCCCATCCATTTGAGAACTGGATGACCACCGTGTTGGATTTTCCCTTCCATCATGAGCTTGTAAAATTCCTTGGACGGTGGGCTCATATCCTTATAGCCCTGCCCAAAAGGCACCATGGTTAAGCCCATCCCCTCAAGGTTCTGCACCATTTGTGTCGCATTCCATCGGTCATAGGCAATCTCCTTGATGTGGTAGGTTTCAGAGAGTTGTTCAATAAAGGCTTCGATGAAACCATAGTGAACAACATTCCCTTCGGTCGTCTTGATGTAGCCCTGCCTTTCCCAAACGTCATAAAGGACGTGGTCACGACGACATCTAAGTTCCAAGGTGTCCTCTGGTAACCAAAAAAAGGGCAAGATAATGTAGTTCTCCTCGCTATGTCGTGGTGGGAAGACCAAGACAAATGCGGTGATGTCAGAAGTGCTTGATAAGTCAAGCCCTGCGTAACAGTCACGACCTTTTAGAGCTTCATAGTCGATTGGGCTATTTCCTTTGGCATAAACATGTTCAGGTATCCAAGCCACGCTGGAACTCGTCCACATGTTGAGTCGGAGTTGCTTAAAGACATTCTCCTCTGCTGGGTTATCAAGAGCCTGTTGGTAGGCTTCACGAACACGGTCAATCCCAATGGTATGACCAAGTGATGGATTAGCTTTCAGCCAGTTGGCTTCGTCATTCCAATCATCTGCATCAGAAAGACCATAAACTACTGGATAAAAGGACGTGTCCTTCTTTCGACCTTTAAGAATATCAAGTGCCTTGGTGTGGAGTTCATAACAGATGGAGTTTTTATCAGTTCCAGCTGTTGTGATGATAAAAAAGAGAGGTTGTTCCCTAGCATCACCAGAACCCTTAGTCAAGACATCATAGAGATGGCGGTTGGGTTGGGCATGGATTTCGTCAAAGACAAGTCCTGACACGTTGAGTCCGTGTTTGGTTCCTGTCTCAGCGGAGAGGACTTGGTAAAATCCAGCGTTTGAATAGTTGACTATCCGCTTGGTTGCTCCCATGATCTTTGAGCGTTTCTCAAGCGGTCGGCTCATCAAAACCATTTGTTTGGCAACGTCAAAGACGATAGACGCTTGGTTACGGTCACAAGCCGCCCCATAAACTTCTGCACTGGCTTCATTGTCAGCGTAGAGAAGATAGAGAGCAATAGCTGCGGCGAGTTCAGACTTGCCATTTTTCTTTGGAATCTCGATGTAGGCTGTCAGAAACTGACGGTTACCATCTTCCTTAACAATTCCAAAGAGGTCACGAACTATCTGTTCCTGCCACGGCAACAAATCAAATTTCTTCCCAGCCCACTTCCCCTTGGTATGAGATAGGTTATTAATAAAGGTCACTGCTCTATCTGCCTTTGCCTTGTCGTAACGAGAAGTCGGAAGCATAAAGGGACTCGGTTCGTAGTGATAGGTCATAAAACACCTCCTAATAAATCCTCCATCTCATCACCAGTGCCAACCTCTGCGTCCATGGTCGCCAAGCGATTACGAGCTGATGGTGTCAGACCAAACTGCTCACAGAACTTAAGCATGATTTTCAGATTGGTCTGGCTGATAGATACCTGTGGCACTTGTTGGAGATAACCATTTGGAGTCTTGATGATAGACCCATGTTTAGAGAGAAACTCTTCGGCTTCCTTCCAACGGGCATAGGCTTGGCAATAGCCTGCGAAGGCTGTCATATCCATCTCCGTTAATATCCCTATCTGTTCGAGGATTTTGCCCATCCGCTTCCATTCCTTCTTGGCATCGTCTTCGAGCCACTGTGGGCAACGTGGGGCTTTCTGTTTTAGTAGGTAGAGGTCGTTTCCCAGGGTTTCCTTCAAGTATTTTCAAATTTGTAGGCTTTGGTTTTCGCCCTCTAACTGCCACGGTCTCACCCCCTTTTTGGCACAAGAAAAGGCTTCTTAGCGAAACCTTGTCTATTCTTGTATTGCCTTTTCTATTTCTTCTTTCGTCAAGACAGTTGTCGGCTTAAGATTAAAATGATTACATTCATCAATGTAGATATCAATTTCAGTTTGCGGATGCGTACTAGTCATAAGAGTGATGACTTCTTCGTGGGTTAACTGTACAGGAATATCACCACTATCAAAAACAAATTCATTGTGCCCAGCTCTTAAATAGCAATAAATACTTCTTATAAAATCATGCCTATTTGGTTCTACAATAACCACCCTATCAATACCATGCAACACGTTTAAGCTCTGCCCATTGTCCCAAGAAACGATTAGCGATCCAATATCATCCACATCTTCTACTGTTCCTAGCATACCTATTGGAACACTGTAAGGGTCGTCCATATGCACTAAACGAACTCGAGTACCAGTTGGGTATGTTTTTCTTAACCGTTCAAGGGTTTTATCATCCATTTGCTTCTCCTTATCTCACAAAGGTTTGAGATACCTCGGCCCATAACACTTCGGTGTCTTCGTAAATGTAGCGTGCTTCCAGTTCGTTAAACCCACCAAGTTCGATACCATTTGTAATATCATTCAATAAATCATTAATTTGGTCAAGATTTCCTTGTTCAATCACATCTAGTGAATAATTTCTCGGCTTAGTGTAATGTTGTTTCATTACAGTTAGGTGAATAAAGCAGCTATCAATAATTTCGTTGAACTCATTTTTTGTCATCGTTTTGACTTCCTTTGTCTTTTGGTAACAGCATATTACCGTAAGGTTCACCTTATATCCAGTGATTAGCTACTAGTCTAAGCAGATAAAATGGCCTTCCCAATAGTATAAACCACCGTTACCGTCACGCCATTACCAGCTTGTTTGTAGAGCTGGGCATCAGAGTTGACAGCCTGAGCTTTGTCAAATAAGTCATCTGAAAAGCCTTGGAGCCTGAAGCACTCTCGTGGAGTCAAGCGTCTGATTTTTACGACTCGACCATTCCAAACCACAGCTCCCATCCGTCCACCACAAGATAGATTGTGGGCGATGCCTTTCCCAACCCTAGCTCGTCTCGTTTGTGAGCCTGGATAGGAAAGATCAACTGAATCTCCAAGCTCTGCCACTTGGTAGCCCTGCTTTGTGCCATTTCTGACCTTGATACCCTCAAGAACACCATGTCGGTCTTGAGAGGTAAGAGTAAACATCGGCTCATCCTGTTCCTTAAGCCGTCTGCCATTTTGCCGTTTTATTACCCTGTCTGGTGTTAGAATGGGTTGGACTTCAAGGACACCAGAGTTCATGGCAGTTCTCTTTGTAGCACCTGCCGTGTAGCGAGCGGTGATACACCGTGCTTCATCAGTTAGCTTTGGTTCAGTCAAAGACTGGTCAATCAGATAAAGACCTGTCTTAGCTCCCAGTCCTCCACCCTCACCAACAAGGGTTGTGGCAATGCCACTAGGGTCGTAGACTCGGTAGCTCTGCATACCACCTATAAGTTGCTTAAGATGGCTACCGCTTTCTCCGCTGAGAGGTAATACTTGTCGTCGACCCCGGCTTCTAAGATGTCCGAGAGTATAGATGCGTTCTCGGTTTTGGGGAACTCCGTAATCTTTTGAGTTGAACACTTGCCATTCGAGGTCATACCCTGCTTGATCCAGGATAGAGAGATAGTCGAGATAATCTCGTCCTCCGCCACTTGATAGAAGTCCCTTAACATTTTCAAGGAGTACCCACTCGGGTTTATCTTCTTCTTTTTGGCTCTGGAGGAGGTCAACAAATGTAAAAAAGAGTCCACTTCGCTCACCGTATAAGCCTGCTCGCTTTCCTGCGATAGACAAATTTTGACAAGGGCTTCCCGCAGTCCATAAATCTGCTTTTGGAAGTCGTGTGGGGTCAATGCTTGTGATGTCGTCATGAAACCATTCTCCTTCTGTATCATACATTGCTTCGTAGGACTTTCGTGCAAACTTGTCCTTTTCACAGTAGCCAAGACAGGTCATCCCTGCCAACTCCAACCCACGACGAAAGCCACCCACTCCTGCAAAGAAATCAAGAAAGGTTAGGGTCATGAGTGTTCCTCCATTACTTCTAAGGCTTGGTCATAGCTCAAAGTCTCACCGTTTCGGAGTACCGACACATCTCTATTACTAGTTGACTCCATGTAGCGTTTGACAATGACATCCACAAACTTTTCATCAAGCTCAATCCCATAACAAACTCGACCAGTCTGGTCTGCTGCCATGAGGGTTGACCCTGAACCAAGAAATGGATCAAAAACAAGCGTTCCTCGCATGGATGAGTTTTGAATAGGATAAGCCATAAGCTGAATAGGCTTCATGGTTGGGTGGTCTTTACTAGACTTAGGACGGTCGTATTCCCAGATAGTTGTCTGCTTACGGTCGCTGAACCACTGGTGTTTTCCCTTTTGTTTCCAACCAAAGAGACAGGGTTCGTGTTGCCATTGGTAAGGACTACGTCCGAGAACCAGTGAGTTCTTCTTCCAAATGCAACTCCCACTTAAATAGAAACCAGCGTCCTTAAAAGCCTTCCGGAAATTCAGACCTTCCGTGTCTGCATGGAAAACATAGATAGACGCATCGGCTTCCATATGACTTTCCACTTGAGTGAACATATCAAAAAGGAACTGGTAGAAGTCCCTGTCCGACATATTGTCATTGAGGATTTTTCCAGCGGTCTCTTCAACGTCCACGTTATAAGGCGGATCCGTCACAATAAGATTGGCTTTCTTATCCCCCAGCAATTGCTCGTAGGTTTCTGCTTCGGTGGAGTCACCACAAATCACTCGGTGTTTTCCGAGTTGCCAGATGTCACCACGTCTTGCGACCGTTGGTTTCTTCAACTCCTCATCCACATCGAAATCGTCTTCAGACAAGTCCTTGTCATGGATGTTGGACAGAATGTCATCAATCTCTGGTGGCTCAAACCCAGTCAAATCAAGGTTGAAATCAGACTCTTGCAAGTCCAAAAGCAAGTCAGCGAGGGGCTGGTCATCCCATTGACCAGTGATTTTATTAAGGGCAATATTCAGTGCCTTTTCATCTTCCTTGGAAAGAGAGACAATGACGCATTTTGCGGTTTCATACTTGAGGTCTTTAAGAACCGTTAGGCGTTGGTGACCACCGATGACCGTCAAATCGTCATTGACAATGATGGGGTCAACGTAGCCAAACTTGAGTAGACTCTGTTTAATCTTTTCGTACTCCTTATCGCCCTTCTTTAATTTCTTTCGAGGGTTATAAGAGGCCGGCTTTAAGTCACTTAGGGGGAGTTCCTTAATTTCCATATTGGGTTGAGTTGTCATGCACTACTCCTTTTCTAAATCGATGTTCTACGTAACAAGGGTGTCCGCAGAACTTCCTTGTTGGATTGGCATAGGATAAAAAAGACCTGCCACAGTTTTGGCAAGTCAATTCATCGTATGCAGTTTTGGTTTTATCATGTTGGCTTTGATGGTTTCGCCACCAGATAGCTCGACACCTATTTGAGCAGAACTTTTTAGGTCTGCCTTGGACAGCATGGTGTAACTTTTTCATGCAGTTCTTACAATATGAACGTTCTCCTTCATCAAGCTGATACTTGACAAACTGACCCATTCCTTTTAACTTTGGGTGTCTACGGCAATATTGCTTCACCGAACCAAGAGACATGTTTAACATTTGAGCAATGGCACCATAGCCAAATCCATCTCGCCTAAGTTTCCAAATGCCTCGCCGCTGATTATCGTTCATTTGTTTTCCTCCAAGAACTAAAAATGGTTAATTTCTCTATTTTTCATGTATTTATCCCTTCAAAAACAGGCCAAAACAAACACTGGCAAACGATACTTACCCTGCTAGAAAGATTGACACCATAATGGTTCAATGCACTTTTTAACTGTTTTGGGTATGCCCCTAACGAATTTTGCGAAAATGCACGTTTGAGGGGGCGTCGGTCTTTGTGGGACAAGGGATTAGAGATTTAATCCCCCTACCCCCCAAGCGTAAAAAAGAGATACTTTTAGAACGAAACGCCAATATTAAAACCGATAGGTATACTCCACATATCGGTCAGTCGTCTTGGTCTTTCTATCGTGACAAGTTTTACAGAGAGCTTGCCAATTAGATTGATTCCAAAAGAGGTCTTGATCACCTCGGTGGGGAGTGATATGGTCAACTACCGTTGCCTTGGTCAGTCGTCCTTCTCTTTGACAGTAAACACACAAAGGGTTGAGCTTCAGGTATCTAAGCCGTTCCTTGTTCCACCGTGCGTTGTATCCTTTAGCTTTGGTTGACTTAGCATCAAGCGAGTGGTTAGCTTTGTGAATTTCACAGTACTTATTCCCATAGCTCACAAGGTTAGGACAACCGCTTTGCTTACAAGGTGTGCTTGGTCTACGTGGCATCTTACTGCTCCCAAGGAAGGTAGGACTTGGTGAAATGCCCAAGGCAAGTGGTCTTAGTGTAATCCACATCTAAGAGGTTCAACTCCTTGATGAGCCCTTGTGGGGTCAGGTCGTAGCGTTCACGAACTACTCCCTCAAGCTGTTCAGCTGGGTAATCACTGGTTCCAAAGGTGCTCACGTAAACACCAACAGGTTCAGCAACTCCAATGGCATAAGCTAACTGGACTTCACAACGTTTAGCATAGCCTTCACGGACAAAGTCCTTGGCAATCTTCCGTGCCATGTAAGCAGCTGAGCGGTCTACCTTACTAGGGTCTTTACCAGAGAAGGCACCACCTCCATGGTGGGCAAAGCCACCGTAGGTATCTGCCACAATCTTACGACCGGTTACTCCAGCGTCTGCGTAAGACCCACCCAGAACAAAACGACCGGTTGGGTTAACCAATACCTTGAAGTCAAGATTCTGACGGTAGCGTTGAGCAACGGACATCATAGCTTGGGTGACAATACGTTTGACTGAAGCAAGGTCAACCTCCTCATCGTGTTGGATAGAAACGAGGAAGGTCTCGATACGTTTGTTTTCATAATCGTAAGTGACTTGAGCCTTGGCATCTTTACCCAAGGCAGGATGACCAAGGTTGGTTAGCTTTTCAAGAACACGAGTCGCCAACACGTAAGGGAGTGGTAAGAACTCTGGTGTTTCATCGGTCGCATAACCGAACATAATCCCTTGGTCACCTGCACCACCACTATCCACACCTTGAGCGATGTCTGGACTTTGAACACCAAGGAGGTTAGTCACCATGATATCCTCCATGCCGTAAAGTTCAAGAACCTTTTTGACAATGCCTTCAAGATTGAAGAAGTGCCTGGTTGAAACTTCTCCTGCCACAACCACTTGGTTATCTTTGATAAGTGTTTCAACGGCTACACGGCTGTTCTTATCATACTTGAGACATTCCGTCACAATAGCATCTGAGATTTGGTCACAGAGCTTGTCTGGATGTCCGCTAGAAACTTGTTCACTGGTATAAATCATGTTTTCCTCCACGCAAAAAGCCCAACCCTTTTGGGCTAGGCTTGGGTTTATTTTACTGATTGTTGGCCTGCTTCGTAGGCTCTCTCGAGTGCCCTTTTGATTCCCCAAACCGAAACATCGTAGAAGTCAAGATTGTCACTTCTTCGTGTCTCTAAGGTTTCAACCCTAAGTTCTTATTTGGCAATTTCTGTTAAAAGGGCATTGAGTTTTTCTTGTTGGCGTTTTGTCATTTTGATGACCTCCTCTTGTTTTTGTAGGTGTATATTACCGTACAAGTGGAAGGTTATCCAGTCATTACTGGGAGATTTTTTATCTTTTTTGACACTTACAATTCTACCACAAATTTTTACAAAAGGAGTTCAGAGGTAGTTCAATATAAGTTCAGCCCTAGTTCAAGGTGAGTTCATATAAAGTTCAATCGTCAAAGAACGACCCAGCTTAACGAAAATCTGTCGAATATGTTCCAGTAACTTTCTACGCCAATTATGAACTGTTCCACGACTGATATGAAATTCTCGCATTAAATAGTCCCAGTTACAGTCAGGTTTGAGAAGTTCCACCGCAAATTCCGAAAGATCTCCTTTGAGAAATCGTATCGCCATATCAAACGTTTCAAGGTCACTTGCCAAACGAATATAGCGTTGACTAAGGTCTGATAAGAGTTCCTCGTTTTCTTGAACCATCTTCTCACGAAAACTTAAGGCAATCATTTCTGACCGTTGATTTGTTGGTGTACTGGTAACTTTAGGTTCATCAGACCGCTCAAAGACTAAAGAACTAATTACCTCATTTTCCGTTACTGGTTTGAAGTTATTTAAACGGTACTTTAACATTTCCAACTCCCATTTGAGTTCATTGTAATGTGTCAGTATATATTCTGCCTTATCCATCTGTTCCTCCTACTTGTGCTTTGACGGCTTCAAGCAGCCGTGCTTGTTGGGCATCTTTATTTTCCAGTACTTTGAGAATCTCCTCGTCAATGGTGCATTCGGTTACGATGTGTTGGATAACCACAGTTTCAGCCTGTTGCCCTTGTCGCCAAAGTCGTGCGTTGGTTTGTTGGTAGAGTTCCAGTGACCACGTCAAACCGAACCAAACCAAGTGGTGTCCACCCTTTTGTAAATTTAGTCCATGACCGCTACTAGCTGGATGAAGCAGACCAACTGAGACATTCCCTTTATTCCACTCACGGATATCTTCCTCAGTTTTAAGGACTGTTCCCTTAACTTTAAGTTTCGCCAAACGTTCCTCAATGCGCTTAAGGTCGTGTTTGAACCAATAGGCGACCAGGACTGGCTCACCGTTGGCGGCTTCGATAATATCTTCAAGGGCGTCCAGTTTCTGGTCATGAAGACTAACTACTTGCTGGTCATCTGAGTAGACGGCACCATTTGCCATCTGCACCAGCTTGTTTGAAAGACTTGCCGCATTGGCAGCTGTCACTTCAGTGTCTTCAAGGTCTGCCATGATGTAGTCTTTCTTGAACTGGCTGTAGCTTGCCTTTTCTTTATCCGTCAGTCGCACCACTTTCTTGGTCGAAATCAACTCAGGCATGTCCAGATAATCCATAGCTTTCATGGAAATGGTAATGTCATCAATCTTGTCATAAATCTGACACTCCGCATAGTCCATGGGGAGGTATTCATAGACGACATTGCCATTCCTACGACCCTCACGGAAATAACGACCACGGTATTCGCCAATGAACCGACCCAACCGTTCACCACCGTCAATGACCTTGAACTCCGCAAACAAGTCCATGAGTCCGTTTGAGGAAGGAGTTCCTGTCAGCCCAACTACTCGTTTCATGTAAGGACGCATAGCCATGAAGGCCTTGAAACGTTTAGACTGCCATGATTTGAATGAACTTAATTCATCGATGACAACCATGTCCCACTTGAAGTAGGGGCTGCACTGTTCCACCAGCCAAGGGAGATTTTCACGATTGACAATGTAGATGTCTGCGTCTTTCTCAAGGGCTGCTTGTCTTTGTTTGGGAGTGCCCACAATCTTGGAATAGCGGAGATGGTTCAGCTCCTCCCACTGGTCAATTTCATCACTCCAGACTGTGGTGGCAACACGAAGGGGTGCAATCACCAAAACTTTATAAACTTCGTAGCGGTCAAACATCAGCTCGTTAATAGCTGATAGGGTGGTGGCTGTTTTCCCCATCCCCATGTCTAGGATGACCGCTGCATAGGGAGTTCTTATGATGAAGTCCTTGGTGACTTCTTGATAGTCATGTAGTTTCAATTTCATCTAGCACTTCTCCAATCTTATCAACTCTGTCTAGCACATGGACCTTGAAACCTAATCGCTCAAATAGTCTGTGCCTAGAGACTTGTAACAAACGTGGCTTTTCGCCAGGGGCTTTCACTTCCACTAGGCCAAACTTGCCACTAGGTAAAAACACCAACCTATCTGGCACACCTGCAAAAGATGGTGACACCCACTTAGGACAAATCCCACCACGGTTTCTGACTTCACTCACTAACTTTCTCTCAACAACTTTTTCTCGCATGATAAATCCTTTCGTCAGATAAAAGAGTGGAGGTCTAATGAGGTCATTTCCTAAACTTTCCCTATGTGCTTTTTATTAGTATTTTTATTTGCATAGAGATAGTTATAGAAAAGACCATCACTGACTTACACTAAATCGAGAAATAGATGTCGTGGAACTCAATCCATAAACTTTTTAGTATTCATTTCTTGATAGATTTTTTCTTTTTGGTTTCCACGACTGTCACTCCTAAAATCTCCACTTTCTGATGGTGTGGAACTCAAAGCCGTTTGGTGGAGGTCACTTAGTCAAGGAAATCATCACCATCATCAGCTAGTTTTAGACCCATGATGAAGTTTCCTTTATTGGTCCGCTTACGTTCAAATCCAGCTTGAGCTAAGGCTGCATAGAAATCTGTTGTGTTGCGCGTGTACTCCATGTTTTGGACGCAATAAGCACGGTAACGGCTATAAAGCTCCCCAGATTTCTCGCTCAATTTATCTCCCACTTCACAACACTCGCTTAAGAAGTGTCCTAGCCAATCGTTGGCCTCTCGGTAAACTTTGACTGAGTTTGCGACTGCAGCAGGAACTTTTGTTTTGAAGTTTGCCTTGATAGCTTTCTCAGCTCCTTCAATAATCCAAGACATAATGGCTGGTGCGGCATGGTCATACAAATAGTCCGCAAAGTTTTTGATATCAGAGCGACCAGTGATTTTGGCGTTAAATGGGATAACAACCAAACGACGCCAAGTCCCATCATCGTTCGCTCCTACTTTAGGCAGATGATTTGTGTAAAGAACCAGCGTATGAGAAGGTACAAAGTGAAAAGGATCCTTGTACTTCTTCTCTGCTTGGATTTCGTCCGTAGAGGTAATCTGCTTAACAACAGCAGTATTGAGTCGCATTCCCTCAGCCATCTCTGAAGCAATCACAAGACGCTTTCCTTTAAGCTCCGCAAGTTCAGGGCTCACGTTTCTCTTGTTAGACATGGTTAAGGCATCAGCCGATAATTTCCCAGAATAGCTTCCTAGCACACGAGCAATCGTGTTCCAAAAGGTCGACTTACCGTTCGCACCGCCACCATAGGCAATAATCATATGTTCCTGATAAACCTTACCAATAGCTGCCATCCCAATGATTTCTTGAACATAGTCAATCAACTCTTGGTCGTTACAGAAAAAGGTAGCCAAGGTTTCCTGCCACAATCCCATGCCTTGGTCGCCTGGAGATACTGTGGTCATTTTCGTAATGTAGTCTTTGGGATCATGCTCATGTGAACCCGATAAACCAATACGCAAGTCGTAAGTAGCCTCAGGAGTATTAAGCACCATATCATCCTTATCAAGCTCGGATAAATCAATGGCAAGCATAGGCTTAGCGGTATTATGGGTTGCTGTGATGTAACGATAATCACGGCGCTTCATCACAAATTGATAGTAGGTTCTGGCAGCTAGATAAGTCGTATAGAGCTTTTGTTGGGTTGGTGTTTCAATCACTTTAGCTAGTGCTTTTCCTCCCTCTCGAACTAGGTTTTCTGAAACACCAGTGTTAACTAAGTCTTTGATAACTTTCTCGTATTTGTCGCTAGCATCTTCCAGCTGCAAATCCATAAATTCAAGGACTGCACCAATAGCTAATTGCTTATCTTCTTTCCAGTACTGACCTGTAAAGGTAAGGTAATCCGTCGCATTCGTATAAGCTAACTTTTCTCCGTATTCACGAGCAAGAACTCCTGCTTCTCCAATATCGGAATAATCATCAGGTTTTAACTCCCCACGATTAAAGGCTTCTGGCGACACATACCCTTCTGAGCCTTTAATGGTCCGATTGTAGAAACGCACCGCACTTCCCCAGATAGTATCTAGTTCAGTCTTATCAAGTGGTGGATCACATTTCAAGGCTTGTTCATCAAATCCGTCACGAGCTTCCTGTGTTATCCCAAGGCGTTTGAGGATTTTAGCCGCAAACTGCGACATGGTTGAGTTACGGCTTCCCTCAGTAATTGGTCCAGTTGGTGGAGTATAGAAATCCGCATCGAAATCTTCTTCATCTGAATCAAACGAAGAGTCCAATAAATCAGCATCTATAGTCAGCCATGAATCATTCCAAAAAACTTGTGCATTTGGATTACCGAAGAAGAAACGTGCTGCATCCTTAGCGTTCGTATCAAAAAAGTTATACTGATTCGTCAACTCTTCTTTTAGAAAGGCATAGGTATCTTTATCAGTAACCTCATTGATTTGGAAGTAAATATGGAATTTAGGTCTTGCTACCTTACTGCCTTTTTGAACCATGTGGTTTCGACTTGTAACCAAAGCAAAATGTAATCCGAAAACAGTATTTTTAGGTATTCCTCTGTAATCCAATCATCATGATTTTCTGTATGGTCATTATCAATATCCATGACTAATACATCTGACTTAAGGAAATTAGCGTTCGATCGAGTGTTATTGGAAAACAATCCTGCCACATGGTCGTACTGAGCAATACGTTTTAGACTAGTTTCATCCGTGATTGTCACTTGGTGCGGGTAGACCGTTGTTGTTTGAACACCAGATTGCCCTGAATGAGATAAGGTAAATTGCATGCATCATGCCTCCATCTTTCGTTGTTGAATTAGGAATTACTCTTCCTAACTTACTAAGTAAGAATCCGACAGGATTTTCCGCACTAACAGAAAATTTTTTCTAAAAAAATAAAAGTTTCCTATTAAATGCACAGGAAACTTTTTTTGATGAGCAAATTTTTTCTTATCAGGCGGAAAAATTTATCTCAACCCTACTTAGTATGGTGTAAGGGATAAAAAATAAAAAAATCTCTTCCAAAGTGGAAAATCCACTCAAAACCTTACTTAGTAAGATAGGAGGACCCAATATGGCAAACGAACCATACATCGAACCTGATGATGATGTGGCTGATACCCTCATAGCCATCAGCGTTATCTCAAAACTACTCGCTCGGAAAATTACGGAGGAAAGACAACATGAGCAAAATGAAACAACTGAATGAACTGATTAATGAAATGGAAGGCACAGCCAAATACTATCTTCGCTTAGTAGATGAGTTCAAGAAGATCCTCTCTACTGAGGAAGAAACTACAACAACTTCAAAAGAACCAAAACATAAACCACAAAAGGAACTCAAACTCGAAGACGTTCGTTCCGTCCTTGCGACAAAAGCCAAAGATGGCTACAAGAACGAAGTTCGTGCTCTTCTCAATAAATATGGTGCAGAATCCCTATCAGCCTTAGCAACTGAGCACTACGCAGCGGTTCTTGAAGAAGCTGGAGGAATTGGCCATGACTAACCATGCTGTCCTATCTGCTTCCGCATCCCATCGCTGGCTCAACTGTCCGCCTTCTGTTCGCTTAACCGAGGACATGCCAGATGTTACTTCTGAATTTGCCCTTGAGGGAACTGACGCTCACGAGCTCTGTGCTTACCTTGTTGAGAAGGCACTAGGCAGAAAGGCGCGTGATCCAACTGAGGATCTGTCCTTCTACAATGAAGAGATGCAAAATTGTGCCGAGGAATATCGCAACTACGTCATGGAACAGGTCGAGAAAGCTAAAGACTACTCTCATGACCCAACAGTACTTATCGAGCAACGTTTGGACTTCTCCAAATGGGTACCTGAAGGGTTCGGTACTGGCGACTGTCTGATTGTGGCAGATGGACTTCTTCAAGTGATCGACTACAAGCACGGTTTGGGCATTCTGGTCGATGCCGACCACAACCCACAAATGATGTGCTATGCCCTAGGTGCTCTTGAGATGTTCGATGGAATCTATGATTTTGATAATGTCACCATGACTATCTTTCAACCACGGAAGAACAATATCTCTACCTTTGAAATGGATAAGGCTGAACTGCTTGAATGGGCGGAAGACCAGCTCTCACCTAAAGCTGAACTTGCCTTTAAAGGCGAGGGAGAACTGAAATCTGGTAAACACTGCCAGTTCTGCAAGATTAAGAATGTCTGTCGCAAACGTGCGGAGGAGAATTTAGCACTTGCCAAGATGGAGTTTGCGGATCCTGCTACTCTAGACTATGAGGATATTGCAGAGATTTTGACTAAACTGGACTTACTGGTTTCATGGGCAAACGATGTCAAAGCCTATGCTTTGAAAGAAGCTACTGAGGGACACTCCATTCCAGGCTACAAATTAGTAGAGGGACGCTCAGTTCGTAAGTTTTCAGACGAAGCTGCCGTCAGTCAAGCTGTGATGGATGCTGGCTTTGATCCTTACGAAAAGAAACTCCTAACTATCACTGCCATGACTAAACTCCTTGGCAAGAAAACCTTTAACGACCTGCTTGGTGGTCTGATTGTAAAACAAAGCGGTAAACCAACACTCGTTCCTCTTGACGACAGTCGTCAAGAATTGAACCTAGCTACTAATGAATTTAAAGAGGATTAAACGTATGACAACTAAAGTACAAACTACAAAAGTAATCACTGGTAAAAACACACGCTTCAGCTACTTGAATGCCAATGAACCTAAGTCCATCAACGGAAGCACGCCAAAGTACAGCGTCTCTCTTATCATTCCAAAGGATGATATTGAAACTGTCGATAAAATCAAAGCAGCCATTGAGCTTGCCTACAAGGAAGGCGAGTCCAAACTCAAAGGTAATGGAAAATCTGTCCCAGCACTTTCTATCCTTAAAACTCCACTTCGTGATGGAGACTTAGAGCGTCCTGATGATGAAGCTTATCGCAATGCCTACTTCGTCAATGCCAACTCACCACATAAGCCTGGGGTTGTGGACGCTAATCGACAAGAGATTATAGATACTTCTGAACTCTACTCAGGTATCTATGGCCGTGCGTCTATTTCCTTCTATGCCTTCAACTCTAACGGTAACAAGGGTATCGCCTGTGGTTTGAATAACTTGCAAAAACTCCGTGATGGAGAGCCACTTGGTGGACGTACTCGTGCTGAAGACGACTTTGCGACTGATGACGATGATGATTTCTTGAACTAAGAACGGAGGACTAAATATGTTTGAAACAATTTTCTTTTACTCACTTATTGGCATTTACCTATTCTTTGGTCTGTACCTCAACTACATGACCATCCGTGATGATATTCGTCGTGAAAAAGAACGTAAGGCTGAAAAGAAACATCATAGCAACAACACAACACCGCTACATCGTAGCCGATAACACCTCCGGTGGCAGCCACTCCTGCCACCTTTTTATGAAAGGACAAGCTATGCTAATAAAAGAACTATCCATCGACTTAGAGACCTACTGTGAGGTAGATTTGAGAAAGTCTGGTGTTTATAGCTACGCAGAAGATGATTCTTTTGAAATCCTTCTCTTAGCAGTTTCTGTTGACAATGGTCCAGTAACAGTTTATGACCTAACTAAAGAAAATCTTCCTGATCAAATCCTACAAGCATTGGTGAATGACTCCATTATTAAGTGGGCTTTTAATGCCTCATTTGAACGCATCTGTCTGTCTAACTGGCTAAAGAAACATCATCCAAAATTATTGTCCGAGGGCTTTCTGTCTCCAAACTCATGGCGTTGTAGCATGGTTTGGTCAGCATATCTTGGACTTCCACTCTCCCTTGAAGGAGTCGGAACAGTTCTAAAACTCAAAGAACAGAAGTTAAAAGAAGGCGGGGATGTGATTCGTTACTTCTGCCTGCCCTGCAAACCTACCAAAATTAATGGTGGACGAAAACGAAACTTCCCTCATCACGCACCTGATAAGTGGGCAGCCTTTATCAACTACAACAAGCGTGACGTTGAGGTTGAGTTAGCCATCAAAAATAAACTCCGTAACCACCCTGTTCCTGACTTTCTTTGGGAAGAGTATCATCAAGACCAAAATATCAATGATCGTGGGATTGGTATTGATGTAGACTTTGTCAAAGCAGCTATTACCATTGACGAGGAAAGCAAATCTAAAATTCAAGAGGAACTTAAAGAACTTACTGGGCTTGAAAATCCCAACTCTGTTCTTCAAATGATTGGCTGGCTACGAGAACACGGAGTAACGACTAATTCTCTTGATAAGAAAGCTGTCAAAGAGCTATTAAAGGTAGTCGATGCAAAGACAACTAAAGTCCTAAAGTTAAGACAACAGGCGGCTAAATCTAGCGTTTCTAAATACCAAGCTATGGTGAACTGTGTTTGTTTGGATGGTCGAGCTAGAGGGATGTTCCAATTCTACGGAGCAAATCGTACGGGTCGTTGGGCTGGGCGATTGGTACAACTTCAGAACCTCCCACAGAACCATCTTCCTGACCTTAAAGAGGCTAGAGACCTCTTCAAAACTGGTGACTTAGAGGCAACTGATCTCCTCTATGGTACGCAAGATACCCTATCTCAACTCATCCGTACTGCTTTTGTACCTAGTGATGGGAAAAAGTTTATCGTCTGTGACTTTTCTGCCATAGAAGCGCGAGTATTATCTCACCTAGCTGGCGAAAAATGGCGAAGCATGGTCTTTGAACAAGGCAAGGACATCTACTGTATGTCAGCTAGCCAGATGTTTGGAGTGCCTGTTGAGAAACATGGACGTAACGCAGACTTGCGTCAGAAAGGGAAAATTGCAGAGTTGGCCTGTGGCTATGGCGGAGCAGTCGGGGCACTTAAAGCCATGGGGGCTATTGACATGGGGCTTGATGAACAGGAGCTGCAGCCTCTTGTGGACTCGTGGAGACAAGCCAACCCAAACATCGTACTCTTTTGGTGGGATGTTGATAAAGCTGTAAAGACTGCAATAAAGTACCAAAAGCAAACTGAAACCCATGGTATTCAATTCAAAGTAAGAAAAGGGATGTTATTTATTACTCTTCCTTCTGGACGCAAACTCGCCTATGTCAAACCTAAAATGGGAGAAAACCAATTTGGTGGAGAGTCCGTCACCTACGAAGGTACAGGAACTGCTAAACGTTGGGAGAGACTTGAAAGCTATGGTCCAAAATTTGTCGAGAATATTATTCAAGCTATAAGTCGAGACATACTCGCTTACTCTATGAAACAACTGAAAGACTTCAGAATTGTAGGACATGTGCATGATGAAATCATCATTGAGTGTGACCAGAGCCAAAATCTTGAGCAAATCGCAACTTTGATGGGAAAAGCACCATACTGGATGCCTGATATTAACCTCAGAGCTGATGGATACGAGTGTCTCTTCTATCAAAAAGACTGACAAAAAATCGCCACCTCAGTTGAGATGGCGATTTGGTTTTATTTGTTGAGTTCTTTGTAAAGTTTCAGCCCTTCTTTCTGGGCATTATTGACTTTCTTATAGCCTGCAGATTTCTTAACACCTAGGTACTCGAAGATTTCTTTATTCTCATAACCTTCAAAAAGCATATCTAAAATTTCTGGTGCTTGGAAATTGGTTGCTGCGAGTTTAGCTTTCAAGAAGTCCAGTTGATCCATTACTAGATATAGTTCAATACCTTCATCAGCAATTGCTAAATCCTGCTTTTCAGTGAAGACTTCCCAGGAGGAGACCTCTAAAGTATTCTTTTTAGGTTTACGAAAATCCTTGAGATAATCATTGACTGAGTTGTTATACCACCAAACCATTTGTTCATACTCCTCTTCTGCCACAGGGACAAAGGCTGTTAGAATTGGAATACTCATAATACGGCATTGTCGAAATGTACCACGAATCAGTCCTGAATATTCTGAGGACATATAATAGTCCTGAACGAACATTGGCGCTAGTACTTCACCCTTTGATGGCTCCACACCAGTTGATGAAGATTGAGTTTGACAGTAGTTGAAAAAGTTGACATTGATTGGCAT